AGAGGTAAATCACTTGCATTTAGTTTTGGTAGATTTAATCCACCTACAACTGGTCACGAAAAATTAATTAATAAAGTTGCGAGTGTAAGGGCAGATGATTACAAAATATATTTAAGTAGAAGTCAGGACCCTAAAAAGAATCCATTATCGCCTAGACAAAAACTAGGCATAATGAAAAGAATGTTTCCTAGACACGCAAGAAATATAGAAATAAACACTACAAATATGATATTAGATATATGTACTAAACTTTATCAAAAAGGTTATAGTGATATAACAATGGTCGTAGGTAGTGATAGAGTAAGAGAATTTGATACAATAATTAAAAAGTATAATGATATAAAATCAAGACACGGTTATTATAACTTTGATAATATTAGTGTTGTATCTGCTGGCGAAAGAGACCCGGATGCCGATAATGTATCAGGTATGTCAGCAAGTAAAATGAGAGCAGCTGCCTCAACAAATGATATTGCTAGTTTTAGAAGAGGACTACCAAGAGGTGTTGACGCAAATGCTATAATGAAAGCAGTAAGACAAGGTATGAACTTAGCCGCTCAATACACAGGAGAGGCAAGAGACGTAGTACCATTTAAGAACTTTGAACATCAACAAATAAGAGATTTATATATTAGAGAAATGATATTTAATATTGGTGACAAAGTTGATTATATCAAAGAAGATATACAAGGTATCGTAAAAAGAAAAGGTACAAACTATATTGTACTAGAAGATAATAATAATAATTTACACAAAGCTTGGATATGGGATTGTGTACCTGTATCGGCAGATAGAGAGGTAGACGTGAGGGAATATAACCTAGACGTTGATTATGGATTTGAGGCAGTATCAGAGGCTTCTAAAGCACATACTGATAGACTTGCTCAAGATAAAGATGTGAAAGATAAAAAAGGCACACAACCTAAAAAGTATTATAGTGGACTAAAAAAAGATGTTAAAGATAAAAGAGCTGGCCATTTTAAAGGCAGAGACACAACTAAAAATGACAACAAACCAGCACCTGGAGATAAGACAGCAAAGACAAAACCTAGTAAGCACACGAAGAAATTTAAGAAGATGTTTGGCGAGTTATATAACGAACTCAAAACCAAAGTTGAAAGTACAGACATTGGTAACGACTACTATAAACATACGTCAACCATAACACCAGGAGAACCAGATTATCCAGGTTTTGAAAACCCTACTTACAAACCATCAAAACCAGGTAGTGGTGATAACCCTAATGTCAAGAGAGTTAAGGGTTTCTTGGATAGAGAACGAGAAAAACCTAGTGAAAAAGATATAAAAGAATGGGCGGCTACAGAGTCCACAATGAATAAATATAGGGAACGATACAAAGAGCAATGGGAAGCGAAGCTAAAAGAGGCGGTTGCTAAAATGATAGAGAAAATTTAATGACTAAAAAAGTTAGAACATTTAAACAATATGATAATATTGACAAGGCCTGTGAAGATGTAATCTATGAACACGAATTAGAAGGCATTGAAGAGGCAATGTACCAAGGTAAAAAGGTCAAACTTAATGACCCAATACGTGGTGGTAGTAAGAAGTTTTACGTCTATGTAAGAGACGGAGATAAAATCAAAAAAGTATCGTTTGGAGATACAACAGGATTAAGTATCAAAAGAGACGACCCGGAAAGACGTAAATCTTTCAGAGCAAGGCACAATTGCGATAATCCTGGACCAAAAACTAAAGCGAGATATTGGTCTTGTTACCAATGGAGAGCGGGAGCAAAGGTAAATAACTAATGAGTAGATATAGAAAAACAATGTCAGAGGCAATGGCAGAGGTTGAAAAAATCAGCGAAGCTGGTTACCTAGAACCTAAAATGAATCCAAGACAGATTCAAAATATTAAAAGAATATGGCAATTCAAAACTAAAAAAGATGTAACCCCCGCTGTAATTAAAATGATTAAGAATATGGATCCGGTGACTCAAGGAGCTATCAAAGACGCAGGTATAAAACACTTATCAGATATTGCTGAAGGTGTTATTGCTGAAGGCAGAATGTCAGAGATTGATTTAATGAGAAAACAAGGTGCGACAGCAGCTGAGATTGCAAAAGAATTAAAACTACCAGTAAAAACCGTAAAGGCAATTTTAGGAGAGTCAGATGGCGACTCTGCTCAAGACGCTCAAGATATAAAACCACCTAGAGAAAAAATTAAAGAGAACGTTGAACAATGGGCAGAGGCGGCTAAAAAGATGGATAAGAAAAAAGGTGATGTAGCGCCTGATAATGATGTGCCTGTTGAAGTAAAAGAACAAGAAGACCAATCTTCAGAAATAGAAAAACTTAAAAAAGAATTAGAAAAAAGTAGAGAGCAAACGGTTGCTGTAAAACAAAAAGCACAAACAGACGCACAGAAACAAGCACAAAGAGCTAGAACAGCGCAAGATAAGATGGTTAATCCTGAAACAGGAGAACCATTATTACAAGTTGGTATTGCTTATAAACATCTAAAGCAAAAGATGGAAAAAGAAGCTGAAGCACAAAAGAAAAAAGAAGAATCAGGTAAGATTAAAGACCTTGCAAGTGACCTTGCAAGTGATAAAAAAGATTTAGAAGAATCAAAAGCCTCTGACAAAGCAAAAGCAATGGGTCTGAACTATATGAAGTTTGGTCGTTATGGTAAAGATGGTAAGGTAACTCACAAAACTTCAGGTGATAATCTAGTAAAAGTAGGTAAAAATGATAAACCAACAGATGACAAACCTGCCAAAAAACCTGACGAACCTAAAAAAGATACAGGTGGAGATAAAGAGTCCGATACAAAAATTAAATCTAGGAACTTTTTAAAAGACCTTGAAGACGGTAAACTAGAAACAAAAGACGGAGATACTATTGAGTTAGACTTTGATGATGAGTTTTCTTTTCAGGCTGCTATGGATAAAGCAAATGAAATGGGACTTTCTGACCTTGCAGATGACATTGAAAGTGTAGGTAGTTATGTTGCTGAAATGGAACCAGAAAAAGCACAAGCAGACTACCAAGATATGATAGCAAAATATGCTGGTAAACCAGTTAAGGCATTAGAGTTTGCTAAAAAGGCAGATGAAGCTATTGATATGTTTAGTAATAGCGCTAGTGCTGATGATAATTGGGGTGTATCACCAGGTATTGAGAGTCTTCATAGTGAAAATTTAAAAACCTTTAGGCAAGATTTAGCAAATACAATGAAAATTGTACAAAAAATGGTAGACTCTGATAAAACAGAGGGTAATCCTGGTTCAGGTATGTCAAATCCTTCTAAAGGTTTTAGACCTGAAGTTATAGAAACTATACAATCTTTAGAAAAAGTTTCATCACAACTTGATGAGATAAGTGATAACTTGGATGATAACTTATCTGGTACAAATGTTGAAGAAGTAAAAGATATTATATCAGAAATACAAGGTGAAATAGAATTTTGTACAGATGAAAATGCTGACCACGATGGTTATACTAAATCTTATAAAGTAAATAGCTCAATAGAATCTATACAATCATTAGTAAAAAAACTTAATCTAAAAAAGGTTAAACCTCAAAAAACAACAAAACTTCCTTCTGGAACAACAATACAAAAAAATTTAGCAGACAAGATAACTGGTAACGGTTTTGTTGATGTTGACTTTGACGGTGAAGAACTTAAAATGTCCAAGGAATATGATTCTTCAAAAGAGAGAGAAGCCGAAAAAGATATGAAAACAATTAGAGATTATCTAACAAAAAAAGGTGTCAAATTAAATAAAGATGATATAGAGATTGAAAAAGAAGAAGATTACATAAAGATTACGGTAAATAAAAATGTTCAAAATATGGATGAAAGTAGATTAGATTATGTAAGTAGGTTAATAATGGAAAAGAAACAACTAAACGAGGCAAAATATACTATTAATTACGAAGTAGATTCAGATAGTGGTGCTGATAATAGATATGTCGGCAATAGTGAAATGGACGTCAATGCTTCTAGTCCTAAGGATGCTGTTAAAAAGTTTGGTAATGAATTAAATAAAACGGTCAAACAAGCACAAGCAAGAGGGTCTAAATCTATTTTATCTGTATATATGAATTATATAGAGAAAGATGGCTCAATGATTTCTGATAGAGAAGTTGATAAACTTAATGACTATGCAAGTGATTTGATTTACAAAGGAGTTTACGATTCATATATGAAAGACGATTTAGATAAGAAAGATGAACCTAAAGTTAAAGATGTAATTAAAGGTTTAAAAAAGGCAAGTGATTTACACAAACA